CTAACAAGTATGATACCGAAGTAAGTGCAATTATGACTTATGAAGATGAGTTCAGAAACTTCCTAGGCAAACAATACTATGGAACAGAACAAGACCATGGCTGGAATGCTTATGAAGGTGAGTATGCAGAGACTGATGGAGATGAGTTAGTACAACAGTTCGAGGACAAGTTCGGAATTGATACATCTAAGGAAGATTTTGATTGGTATGCTGAAGTAGAAGTAGAAGGAGAGATGATATATCCTAACGAAGAATTGGATGAGATAGTAGATATATTTTGGGGGAACTGCTAATGACTGAGCATACAGAAGTAGTACAAAGACGAAGACTGTACCTTGCTGCTGAAGACTGGGGAAACAAGATATGTCAACACTACTGTACGAAAGGAGGAATGGGAGACTTAGGATATGGAATGGGCTACTTTGTTTATTACAACAATGGAGCAGTACATAGACTAGAGAAGCAAAAGATAACTATTGTTCAGCCACCAATGAGTATAGAAGAAGTGATAGACGCTTATGAGAGGCAAGATGAACTATAGTAAGGAAATAACAGAGCAACTAGTAAAAGCTTATATTGACGCTCCAACGAGAGATACAGTAAGAAAACTAGCAGAAGCTCACGGAAAGTCGGAGAAGTCAGTAATTGGTAAGCTGAGTAAAGAGGGAGTATATATACGAAGTGTTTATACGACAAAGACTGGAGAGAAACCAGTAACCAAATCTGAAATAGTAGTAGAACTAGCAGAGAAGCTAGAAGTAGAATACAGTGAACTTGTGGGACTAGAAAAGTCTCCCAAGCAGTCACTAAAGGTATTATTGGAGGCAATATGCGAAGATTAGTAATGACACCAAAAGGGCTAGGAATGTGTGATAGGACTGAGTGCAGAACTCATGGGGATATGTTATATTTTAAAGTGACGCTAAAGACCAAGGAAGTAGCAGAGTTTCTAAACACAGAAGTTAAGTTTCTAGACATGGAAGTAGAGCTAGAAGCTATTAAAAGACGCAAAAGATTAGATAGAATTACGGGAAAGCTTGATGAAAAATTTTGAAATTGGGCGAAGTACATGAAGACTTGAGGCGAATTTGTAGAAAAGATTTAAAGACCGCTTTGTTCGGTCTTTTTCTTTAGGGAAATTAGATTAAATAATCTCTCGATACCTTTCACTCAATTCATCTCTAGTCCCTTCTTCGCTTACGCTCGAAGAGCCTTAGTCAAAGACGAATGTGAGTAGATATCTCGTGGAGAGAGATAATAATAGATTTGGTTAACTATTTCTAATTATAGATAATATTATATCACGATTTTGTCAAGATTGCAAGTATAATTTTTGGGTAGGTTATCGAATAAGGTATCTGGGAACGTCTCATCTCCGAGAAAATTTATTAGTTCTTCGATAGTTGGTAGGATTTTGCTTTAGTGATTTGAGATGTCTCTTCCTCGCCTCGCTGCTCTTGCGTTTCCTTTTTGCTGTTGGCTTCTCGTAGAATTCGAGTTCGCGACAACGTTCTTTGATTTGAGCGGCTTCACATTTCTTACGAAAAATACGAATAGCTTTCTCTGTAGGCATGTTCTTACAGTAAAGGTGAGGCATTATTTACCTCCTAGAGAAATGAGAGAATTAACCAAAAGTCCATCCTCTCTTTCTTAAAAAGTGTATATAAGAATAGAGTTGACTCTTTGAGACTTGTAATTTTTCACATATCTCATCAGTAGGTAATTTGCGGTAATTATCTCGCAAATACTGCTTTTCGTCTTGAGTCCATCTTTTCTTCATACCCATATTATATAGAAAATTTTACCATTTGTCAAGTATTAAATTTAGGATGGTCAAAAATAACTCTTGACATGGCTTCCAATTGAGTGTATAATATAACAATATTTAAGGAGAATTATGAACGACACAGAATTAGCATACATTATAATATTAATCGCAACTAACATAGGGACTTACTTCTATACTAAGTTTCATTTTATTGAGTTTACGATTGATATACTCACTGAAAAAGGGTATTTGGAACTTGAAGATGAGCAAAAATAAATCTTGACAACATCTTCCAAATTTAGTATAATATATCAGTAGTTAGATTTATTCTAGCTATGGGATATGGGATGGTATAGTTCAATCAATAAAACAGGTTCTTTCTGCATCTTTGAACATTCAGTTTTAGAACTATGGGAACTAATGCTACCGAAAGGGGCAACAACTAACCAAGATGCAAGCTTACTGAAAAGGAGTAATAAAATGACATTAGATAACATAATGTATAAGCACTTTCTCGGCTTTGATGAGAGATTTTTTAACCCCGTTGACGATACAGCGTATCCTCGACATAACATAGTAACACGCGGTGATGACTACTTTCGTATTGAAATGGCGTTGCCAGGCTGGATTAAAGAGAATATTACTATTTCACTCGATAAGTCAAGCTTATTGATTGAAGGCACAACAAAACTAGAGTGTGAAGATAACGAACAATATCTACACAAAGGAATTAGCGGAAAAATGTTCAAAAGAACTTTCTCTCTTGGCGAATTTATAGAAGTCAAGAAAGTATGGTTTGAAAACGGCTTGCTCAGCATAGAATTAGAAAAGGTCATACCCGAAGATAAACAACCGAAGGTATTTGACATAAAATGAAACAAAAATTTGAAGACATTAAACTTTTAATTTGTGAAGATGACAAGTTCTGTGATGCGACTATGAATGTGTTTACCACCGTAATATTCGGCGGTATCATTGCACAAAGTCTAATTACTATTACTTAACAAAATTACAAAGGGATAGTTTCAGAGGGAGTTTAGGCTCCCTCTACTATATAAGGAGAACAGATGAATACATCAACAGAGGGCTTAGCCCTTATCAAGAAATTTGAAGGACTAGAATTAAACGCATATAGATGTGCGGCTGGAGTATGGACTATAGGTTATGGACATACAAAAGATGTAGAAAGAGGAGATGTTTGGACAGAAGCACAAGCTGATGACGCATTGAAACACGAACTAATAGAATTCGAAGGGTACATTAATGACCTAGTAGAATGTTCTTTAACACAAAATCAATTTGACGCCCTAGTCTCATGGGTGTACAACCTTGGACCAGCTAATCTACAAGCATCAACTCTTTTAAAGAAATTAAATGCAGAGGATTACGAAGATGTTCCTAGCCAATTAAAAAGGTGGAACAAAGCTGGAGGTAAAGTTTTAGAAGGTCTTATCAGAAGACGAGAAGCTGAAGCTTTATTATTTCAAGGAGCAATCTGGGAACATGTCTAAGCTAAAGACTATGCTCCTCAATTTTTGGGACAGCTTTTTAAAACTTTTCACAACTCGGTACAAGTTAATCGTCAGTTATAACTCTACCTACGGGGATGGAGATGACCAAGTATTTATAGTGAAGAAGTTCTTCTCTAAAAAAGATAAATACTTAAAATTTCAGACAACCGAAGGGGAGACTGTAGAGATAAGAGGTGCGGAAGGTTTAAATTACAGGATACAAGAACTATGAATCAATTTTTTATAGCCATTATATTAGTCCTATCACTAGGTAGTTGGTATCTCTGGGGTGACAATCAGACACTCAGAGAGAACAATGCACAGTTAATGATAGCTGCGGCGACACAAGAAGAAACAATATCGCAGTTACAAAATGATATGGCACTACAAGGGCAGTCTCTTTTAGAGTTACAAACTAAAGGTCAGGAAATCCAACAAGAGATGGACAGATATTTAGATATTTTTAAGAGACACAATTTAACAAAGTTAGCGGCTGCAAAGCCAGGTCTGATAGAGACTAGAGTTAACAAAGCAACAAAGGAGGTATTTGATGGTATCGAAAAAGATAGTCGTGACATTGATGTTCTTGATGACGGGGTGCAGCTTGCTCCCGACACAGACATTAGAGGTTAGTGCTAAGCCAATCGAAAGAAACATAATCCAACCGATTATGCCTCGCGAAATAGATTTGAAAGAGCCATATTGGTATGTGGTTTCTTCCAAAAACCTTGACGAGTTTCTTACTCAAATTGAGAAAGACCAAGGTCAAGTAGTATTCTTAGCCATGTCAGTTCCAGATTATGAACTCATGTCTTACAATACTCAAGAGCTAAAAAGATATATAAACGAGCTCAAAGAAGTGGTCGTTTACTATCGTAAGGTGACCACTACAAACGGAGACTAATATGTTAGGATTCTTTGAATGGGTGACCGCATGGCTTGCTGTTATCCCAACAGTTGTGATGTGTGCATCTTTAATAAGCGCACTCACACCCACACCAATCGACGATGGTTGGATGAAAAAAGTTTACAAAATAGTAGACTGGTGTTCACTAAATGTGGGCAAAGCTAAGGATAAGTAAAATGTCGGATGCAGTCGATAATAGAAACGAAGTCAACATAGACCTCGAAAAATATATGTCATTGGTTGAGAAACTTGATGGCGCAGAAGACACAATTTCTGCACTAAAGACTGAAGCGGAGGCTGCGAGGAAACAACTTGCACCCCCAAAGAGAAAATTTATGGACTTATTTTTAGACGATAACGACATAAATGAGAAGTCTATTATAGGCTTTCTCTCGTTCTTCCTTATGTTTGTATTTGGAATGTGTGATTTAGTCACTGCGTTCTGGGGTATGGACTTAAAGGTTAGTGATACCATCTACACATCATTTGTAGTTGTAACACTAGGAGCATTTGGTATTTCTGAAGCAGGAAAAGCTTTCGGAAAATAATTATCTCAATAGTTGAGAGTCGAGCTTACTTTTAGTTCGACTCTTGCCTATTATATTCCCCTCGTACCACAAACCATACTAAAAATACTTCTTGACAACAGGTAGAAATTTCTGTATAATAGATTTATGAATTTATTTTACTTAGACGAAAATTTAGATATGTGTGCGGAAGCTCATGTAGATAAGCATATCGTTAAGATGCCACTCGAAGCAGCCCAGCTACTTTGTACGGCAGTATGGATAGATTCCGTTCTAGGTTTCATTCCGCGAGCACTTAATAAAGAGGAAACTCGAGAACTTAATTCTCGAAAGTCAGAAATTAAACACTTGCCAATGGAAGAGAGACCCTTGACACCTTACCTTCCAATGATGTACAATCACCCTTGTACTATTTGGACTCGATCATCGCTTGATAACTTCGAATGGGTTCACTGTTATGCAAATGCCCTCAACGACGAATATTATTATAGATACGGTAAACAGCACAAATCAGTGGTGGAAGTAATTAACCGATTACCAGAACCCAAAAACATGGAAAGATTAGGAATGACGGAGTTCCTACTAGCCATGCCTGACGAGCTCAAAATGGAAGGTAATCCGATTCAGTCGTACAGAGACTACTATCACTTAGATAAAGCAACTTTTGCTAAGTGGTCGCACAGAGACAAACCACATTGGTGGAATGAAGACTATGCAGACTATGAGAAAAGGATAACAGCGAAATGAAAGTAGTAATTTACGGAAAAGAAAACTGCCCATACTGTGATATGGCAAAGAGCTTAGCAAAAAGAGAAGGAGCTGAGACTCGTTACCTATCAATGGGTACCGATTTTGAAGCGAAGACCTTTATGGCAGAATTCCCATCAGCTAGAACCTTCCCCCAAATAATTGTCAATGGCAAGAAGATTGGTGGATATCGCGAGTTTGAAGGACTAATAAATGAAAGTAATTAAAAGTACAGACGGAAAAACAAAAGTTTATTCTGATACAGCAGATGTTGAGAAATCAGTAAAGACTTCAGTAAAATGGAGAAAAGGTATCAGAGTATTGAAAAATAACAAATTTAAAACACTACTCAGAGCATGGAAATAACAAATAATAAATTTAAAGAACGAGAAGCCCTCCTTATCCTAAAGAATCACATTTTAGGAACCTATGACCAACACTACAGTATGAATAAAATTCAGGCAACTGAGTTCATATTTGATGCTGGGCATGGAGAAAGTTTCTGTTTAGGAAATATTATAAAGTATGCTCAAAGGTATGGTAAGAAAGACGGCAAGAACAGAGAAGACATTTTAAAAATATTACATTATGCAATTATGTTGCTAGGGAATGACATTGATAAAAACTAAATCACACGAAAATTTAACAGACACAAACATTAGATTAGTAATAGACCAGCTAGAACAAAGTAGTCCTATCACTAAGAAAGAAGCTTGTGACATTCTGAACATCAGGTATAACACGACCAGACTTCAGAGAATTATCGAAGAATGGAAGGACACACAGGAGTTCAAAGCTAGACGAAAAGCTCAGAACAAAGGCAAGCCTGCAAGTAGAGATGAAATCTCAAGTGTCGCTAAAATGTATGTAGAAGGATTTAATATATCTTCTATCGCTAAGTCTATCTATCGCTCCCCTGCTTTTGTGAAAGGAATCGTTGAACGCATTGGTATACCAGTGAAGCTCGCTGATTCTGACTATGAAGCAAGACGTAGGGCAATGCTGCCCGAAGCTTGTATTTCAGACAACTTTGCAAAGGGAGAGGTAGTATGGGCTATTCGTAAGAATTTTCCAGCAAAAGTAGTAAAGGAGTATGAGCCAGAACAGGCAGATACACGAGGCTACAAGTTATTTCTTATATACACTATCGAGTGCACTCAAGATGCTTTAAAAGACACATATTTCCCATACCTCGAGTATGCTGGCAAGTACTGTGTTCAACCTGCTTATGAGCTTGGAACACTAAGACACTTGGAGCATTATGGAGTTAAATTT